AGTGATCTGCGTGGACTTTTAATTGATCCTGGGGAGACTGAGCTTTGCTTCAGATGGAATCCTTTGGAAGATAATGGCGATGCGCTGCGGCTTGCCGTGAAACTCAAGATGGATATCTCCATCGGCCAATCAGTCAAGGTAGTAGCCTGCGCATCGGAAGATTCAGGGCTTGATATCTCGACGAAAGAAGTCGAGGGGCTTGATACTGGCGATGAAATGGAAGTGGTGCGCAGGATAATCGTTAAAGCCGCTACAGAAATCGGAAAGGCCATGCCATGACCAACGAACTAGGCGAGGCCCGCGCCTTTTGATAGCAACAATCAATTGGACGGTATCATAGAAGCCATTCAGAATAGAGTTTTAAGGATGGCTTCTATGGATATCTCAATGCGTGATGAGGAAGAACGCCAAGCGCTTATCGGGCGGCTTGGCGATATTCAATCGAGCGAGGAATTGTTTTTGTCTTGCGTGAAGCGGGCAAAGATCAAGCTTCGCCGCTACTCGCAAGCAGACAAGGAATGGCTTGCTAAGTGGATTCCTATTTTGCTTCGGCAGGAGCAGTAGGCCAAGCTTGAATGAGCGTCATTTTTTCGGAATTGAGTCGCTCAGCGTTTGTTGCCATTTCACCGAGTCTTGCGTTGCACTCTGTAAGTACGTTCCCGTAGGCACTGGCGAGGTTACGTAAGGCATCTTGGGATAGGCTGGGCAAGCTGTTGCCAATTGAGGCCGTTGCGTTGCGCAGCCCGATAGAAGCATTGCTATTGGCACTAGCAAGAGTGCGGATTGTTTGCTCACGTTCATTCCCCTTGATTACTGCATCGTCTACGCGCTCGCGTAAAACTTTTTCCACCTTGTCAGACGCCTCTTTTGCCAAGCGCAATTGCTCCGCGTATTCTTTACGCATTTCCTCGCGGCCTATCTCACGCTGCTTTTCAGACCACGAATGCACAGCCCAAAACAAGCCTAGAACTACCAGCGCAATAGCGCCTATCTCAAACCAGCGCTTGTATTGGGCGATGATAGCAATCATGCTGGCTCGATAGTAATTTCAATCGAATCCGCCTTCTGCATCTTGGCGAAAAGCGCATCGAAGGCCACGCGGCTATTGCCGACAAAATCAACGCTACGAGTCACGCCTGGAAGAATGCAGCCTTCTGTGTCTTTGTCCGTGTTGCCCGGATGGATGCGGATGCCCTCATAATTCGGCACGTTCAGCAACAGCGGTAGAAGGCGCTTGAAGCGATTTGACATGTTGATGATTACTTTGTACGTGCCAGCCGGAATAGCCGTCTCACCGTAGATTTTAGATGGCCTAACAACGTCCTCAAGCGTATAGCACTCAAATACGCCATCAACGTAAAGCTTCCCCGGCGTAGATTTGGTAGTCGATGGTTCGCGCTTAAGAGTCAGTTTCATGGTGCTTTATCTCCGGTAGGCGCTGGCTTAACTTTATCGATCCAAGAAAACAGCGCATCATTCAGGTACTTATCAAGAGTCTTTGAACCGCCAAAGCCAGCAAGCGTAATCAGCGCAGCATGCAATGCCCAAGGAGCGCCAACCCATAGGCCAAAGAAGAAAGTAACTAATCCAGCAACTACAGAGGCTAAAATATCCTTAGCCATTTCAAGCCAAACATTTTTTACAATAATATCTGGCTTAGATATTTTATTGGTAGTGAATGCTAGGCCACCAATAAACGATAGAAATACCGTCAACTGAATGGCCTCCAAAGGAATAGAGGCCATATCTTTTGCAAAGGTTGATTCAGCGGCCCATGCGGCAACGCTCCAAAGAACTATCAGCCATGCAAAGACAAACTTCCTCAGTTGTATAACATTGCGCATCCCGCGTCCCTTGAACGTTTTTTCGCGTCCAAGAATGCCGCAACCATGATGATAGAAGCATTCCAGACGAAAGAAATTAAAAGTGCTACGCCTTGATGTGCCATAACACCTACAAACAATTGCGCAACGTAACAGTAGGCCAAAGCGGAAAACAAAAAGTGCCTATTTTTTAGCGCTCGCTTCCAAATAAAGCGCTTTGGCATAATGTCATTGATTATAACGTCTATTACAAATAGGACACCAAGAATGCCCATCAGCCATATCAGAACTTGCGAATCTGGCGTCTTGGTAGATTCGGCAAGCAAAGACCTAGGCTCACTGATGGCCGTATGCCAAGCAACAATCGCATTCCCGCCCATGTAAATTCGGAGCAAGGTTAATGCATAATCAGAAAGACGGCGATTCATGATTGTGAAGTAGGCGCGAAACCCAATGCGAAGTAAGAATGATGAAAATCGGCTCGGAAAGCTCAAAGGCTGGCACGAGAACTCTGTACGGGCTAAGTGGCGGGTATCCATCGTAAATTATTCCTGCTACGTGACAAGCCGCCATCATTAGCGACACTAACACGACTGGTTGAGAAGCGGCGCATCCTAAACGCCACGCAAGTAAGGCAACGCACAATTCCGTGCAAATGCCACACACATAAAACATCAACCAATCGTTGTTTGGGAGTGGCGAAAAAAAGCCCGCGCTTACCACTAGGCAGAGCGCGAGCGTTTTCTTATCCTCTTTGTTGAGGATAGCGGCAATCAGTATTAACAGACCAAATGCCGCGTACAGCATCTTAAACCTTTTGTTCGTCGTCTACTGGCGGCGTTTTCAGCGGCTGTGCTGGCGGTTTTTTAGGCGGGTCGCCATGGCCGGACATAGTATAAATCTTGTTCATTCTTTACCTTTAAAATTTAGGGCTTAACCCATTTGCCATTTTTCCAAATCCAGCCAACTTTTACATTGTCTGGAACTTCCTGAAACATTGCCGCAACTTCAGGCGTGAAAGATTCTTCAAGCGTGAACCCCGGCAATGGAACAAAAATCTCCACTACTTCGTTATTTATAACGCGAGCGTAGGTCGTCATTTTACGACTCCACAATGATTAGACCATTTCCGCCGATGCCGCTAGGGCCGCCACCGCCCCCGCCTGGGAACCCTCCATTTCCGGGAGAGCCAGATACAGAAGAACTAGGACCGGTCCCGCCAGCAGCACCGCCACCGCCACCATTGGAACCATTTCCAGCGCCAGAATAACCGCCGCAACCACCGCCGCCTAAACCAAAGTCATCTACTGATATAACTTCACCGGGAGCGCCATTTTGCCCAGCAGGTTGATTATTGACGGAAATTACAGAGCCTCCATGGCCTTTAATGCCAGCCCCGCCAAGTCCAAATTTGATATTGCTTGCTGTGATGTCTGAGCCGCCACCGCCTCCCGATCCAGCATTTGAACCGCCCCTAGCAGCATTGCCACCAGCGCCGCCAACACCGCCGATAGAACCTACGCCTCCACCTCCACCGTACCCGCTCGTATTAGTTGATACGGCTGGATTACCACCAGCACCCCCAGCATAATTTAAGTCGCCGGAACTTCCTATTCCGCCCGCGCCGCCTGCAATAGAAGTTCCATTACCGCCCCCAGTTGCTGATAAATAAGCTCCAAAAGACGTTGACGATGCGGGTCCACCAACGGTTGCTGAAATAGTTGAACCAACAGTGAGGCCAGTAATTTCCTTGATTGCAAAACCACCGCCGCCGCCACCACCATTCGCCCCGCTGCCTCCGCCGCCAAATACACGAACCCTCAAATTAACTGCTGGGACAGTAAAGGTCTGAGTTGAAGTTATAAACGCCACATTTCCGTCACCAAAACGACCGGAAATAAGGTTTGCCGGAAGGCTTGAAACTGTTTGCTGTACAACAGTTGGCTCAGTAAAGTGACCCATGATTATTTTTCAATCCCATAAATGTTGTAATCTACCTGTGATCCAGTGGTAAAAAGGTTTACGAATTTACCGCCACTAATCATCAGTGCGGTTTCCTCAAAAAACTTTCCGGCTTTTAAAACAATGTCTTTTGGCAGCATAAATTCTCCATTTGCTTGTGCATTATTTGCAGACGAATGAGTGAATCTAATAGCCACATCATTTGAAGGATCATTATTTACAATCCTAATATTGTAAGTAGAAACTACGCCTGCTGGGACAGAATAAGCAGCAGTAATAGTATTTGCCGTTAGACGGCCATTTCCTAGAGAACCAGTAGCCATTTTAAGATTGACTCACAAAATAAAGATCAAAATCAGTAATACCAATTGGTATTCCCCCACTTACAGCCGCTGCGACATAAGTTGCAAAATCTGTAATGCTAGTCTTTACGTCAGTACCAGATTGAGCTAGGTAAAAAACATCGCCGGGGCTATATGTACTAGCGCTAGGCAAGTCAGTTACAACAACTTCACCATAGCCTAAAGCAGCCATAACATCAGCAGATGCAGCGCCTACATCAGCAAGGCCAGAAAAATATTGCAGAAGGTCGCGTAATTGACCTTCTTCTACAGCGGTAAGTGCCATTATGCCCCCGTAACAGTTACGCGCAATGCTATATCGGCAGCAGTTGCCCCAGTTATTGGGATATCAGTTGCCGTCAGAGTTCCTAGAGCCAAAGTGCCAGAACTGGTAACTTTCATCGCAGGCACTCCATTTGCAGTTTTATACCCAATAGCCGAAATCCATTTAGTAGGATCGGTCTTTACAACCGCATGAAGCGTAACGAATGAGTCAGAATCAGCGGAAGATAAAACACCAACGCCACCACCATTAGTAAGCCTATCTTTATTTACTCGTCGGAAAAGCTCACGAAAAAGCCAGTTAAGCCAATTAGCCGCAAGAGGTTGGCCGCGAACGCCTGATTGTTTTGGGGCAAATCCTTGCGCCATGATATTTTCCGGCAAATCATAGACGTTCAATTGTCCATCTGGATATTGCACAGAAGTTTCAGCAAATGTTTTCATGCTTGATAAACTCCATTTAAGCGAGTATCGCTAGTGTATGTACGGTAATTCTGTTTGATCCTTATCCGCTTTCCGCTTAAAGTAATCAATCGTTTATGGCGAAGGGTAACAAATACTCCTAATTGTACACCTGATAATTCAGAGTCATTATCGACGTTCATATCGATACTGGAAGTTCTAAATGGAGTCTCCCCGAAAGAAACAACTAGAGGTATATCAAAAACTGCCGCTGGCGATACGTCCTGCAAAAGCGTAGGCGTATCCTTGCTTGCTGCATAACCATCGCTAAACATTACCACTTGCGCGGGGAAAAACTCTTGATATTGAATGTCGTCGCCTTGTGTTGCAAAGCGAGTCGCATAGATCACATCATGCGGCCTTCCTTTTGACACGTTTATGAAAACTCGGAAACGGATATATTGTCTGTAAGTTTCATCGTCTCGACCATTGCGCGGCTCACCTACAATCTCGCCAACCTTATCAAGTTGTATGCCAATCGCCGTATCAATTGATCGTTCATTTTTTAGCTGGTCAAGCGTTGCCTCAACAATCGTTAATTGCTTAGGGAGCGAAACAGCCAAAGCCTCAACTAGAGGCTTTTGATTAATCCTGCCAGCTAACCTTACGCGAGCAATTGAGACATAGTCCATCATAGACCAACCACCATAATTCGATTAGAGGCAGATACAGCGCGCTCAGAGCGTGCAATCGCTTTATTAGCAGTGCTGTATGTCGGCGTATCAGTAGGCGCATTGGTAAGCGCGGTTTCTACCGTAATCATGCCAATGCCGGTAGTTGCAGCATATATTGGCCCGATAAATCTTTGAGTAATAACGTCCTCACCCACAGTCAGGCTATTGGCTTCTGCCAAAACAGCATCAATGATGGCTTGCTCGGTGTTTGCTGGCAAATCCTCTTCGGGGTATAGCGCAGTAACGGTGACGCGAACCCAAAGATATTTGGAAGTTGGGCGAGAAAAATACGTGGCCTGCAAGTCGCCATTGTCATCAGTGACATTTACCATGACGTTGCCGTAAGTCTCGATACCTGCTGGCTTGTTTTCCCAAATATTGTTTCCCACAAGCTGATCCACACCACCCTGCACCACAGCCTCAAAAGAATGCGGAGGCATGCTATTCACAATAGCAGATGTGCGGTTTTCATAGATAGACACAGCAACAACGCCGGGAACTTCAGCCAGCAAGCGCGCACGAATGGCTTTGACGGTAGCAGAACCAGTAGCACGAGAAGCTGTCGCGTGGCGTAGGCGCAAATCAATGTCAGACTCGACATCGCGGCTACCAGCGCCGGGGAGCAAGTTATAAATACCAGTCCAGCCGAATACAGGCGTATCCACATTGGACAATGCTCCAACAGGTAAGCCACGAGCGCCGCTAACCACAGATACGAAGATCGCAGGGGAGCCGATGCTATCAAGCGTCAAGTTGTCAGTAACGAGAATCGGGAACGGGGTTTCGCCATCTAGAGCGCTAATGCGCAACTTGTCATCAGTTACCGAAGTCGTATAAGCAGCACCAATTGCAGCCTTGAGGCCAAGAGCAATCGAAGTTTTAGTAGCGCCAGCACCAGACAGATACGAGTACGGAGTTCCATTAAGCGTTACTGTGTAAGTAACCGCATCAAAAGCGGCGGCAACACCTACCACGGCATCAATGACTCGTGCCTTAGTAATCGTGACTTGCGACGTGTTGAAGTATTGAACGTCAGCATGTGCAAGCGCATTTACAGGAATAACAGTACCTTCTGCACCATAAACAGCAGCCGTCACCACCACGGGCGCGGCAGGGATACGCACAAGGCCCAAGAACGAAACGGCACGATCCAAGCTAACGCCTTCTGCGCTCGATGGATACATGCTGTCATAGTTGTCTTGAACGGCTTCCCAAACGTTATCTAATGCCTCTGCATTGATGCCGTCAACCTGCCCTAGAACCGCGTCAGGCGCGACATTCACCGGGCCAAGCACATCGGTAATGCTTTGGTCTAGATCGGCCTTTAGTTCGGCTAAGCGTGGTCGCTCAAGCCCGGTTGAGGTCAAACTCATGTGCTAGTCCTAATTAATCCGTATGGGGTTGAGCATTCAAAAGAAACACTGATTTTTCGCTGCTGTCGGTCAAAACTGAAATTGAATTGCGTTATCTTATCCACGTCCTGAACTTCAAGAATCGACTTTTTAAGCGCCGAAATCGCACCATTCAAACTTACTTGCTTGCCCAAAACGTTATCCAAATATGGCGTACCAAATTCAGTATCCAAAAACCATGCGCCAGTCCACAGCGATAATTTCATATCAAGCTGTTGGCGCACGGCGTCAGCACCTTGAACCACATAAAGTTCAAAGCCGACTATGGCAAGATCGCCGGTTACTGGGTCTAGGGCTAAATCGTTCATATTCTAGATTATACAACCGGATCGGTGTTACTACCTCCACGCTGCACACCAGAATGGATATGCGTAGAGCCAATGTTTTTACCGTTATTAGTTGCCGAACCAGTGCTGCTAAATCCGCCGTTCATTGCAGTCGCCCCAGTATTGGTAGTAGTACCGATAGTCTGCTGGTTTCCATCAACTTTATTGTTTCCGGTGAATTCGTTGTTTGGCGTTATGAATTTTGTTCCGCCCGGTGCATATACCTCGAATCTCTGATCCTCTGTAAGTTTGAAATAAGCTCCGCCAAACCAGCA